TTTATGTGGAAGACCCGCAGGAAGTGATGATGGGGTTGATGATGAGCGGGAAATTTTAAGAGATAAAAGCTATTAAAAACGGAGACAAATGGATAATAGAAGGAGAAGCGAAATGAGTAAAGCAGAAGTTATGGATCAGATAATTCTGGGAAAAACTAAAAAAACATTGAAACAATATATTCCCGAAGAAACGCTGAAATGGGTTGATATCGATAAGTGGTCTGATTACATGTCGGATACAATCGTCATGCAATTCACAGTATGGCTCACAGAGGAAACGCTTGTGGATACGGAGCAGACTGTAATATTCAAGCATCCAGCATCATGGTGGGAGCACTTCAAGCAAGAAAAGTTCCCGCAATGGTTGCTCAAGAGGTTTCCAGCACGACAAAAATGCGAGATTAAAACGCTACACTTCGAGCGAACGGCGATTTACCCCGAAGCTCCAGTGATGGGGAAGCCGTATCAGAAATATGTGATAAAAGAAAGATTGACACAATACCGGTAAGATAGCTAAGCCTGCTTGGTTAAAAAGAAAGGAAAGGGTAAATGAATGGTAAGGGAGATAAACCTAGAATAAAAGATTGGAATAAATACAGGAATAACTACGACAAAATAAGGATGGATTATGGCAAAAAACGCACTGCAAAAATACGAAACGACCGAGACGGGTCTGCAACTTCCCGAAAATCTTGATTGGAAAGAGTGGCGGGTTCTGTTTGAGGGCTATTCCCATATGGCGAAATGTGTACCGTGGGCAATAGGCGATTTGCTTGTTTACGGCGAGTCGCATTACGGAGAGGATGTGTCGCAGGCTATGAGCGACTTCATGGCTAAGACCCGCTATACGCAAGGGACAATCTACAACCTTGTCTATATTTCCCGCAATGTTCCGCCTTGGAATCGCAATCCGAATCTTTCCCACAGTTTCCACTACGAGGTGGCGAAGATGGACAGTCAAGAGCAAGTCCACTGGCTGGCCCGAGCGGAGTTGGAAGGCTGGACTGTCAAGGAGTTCCGAGACCACATCAGTGGCCGGGCAGGCAATACTGAACCGAAAGAGCAGGAGGAGCCGAAGCCGATAGAAGAAGAAAAACCGAAGAAACAGAAATGCACCGGAACGATCAATGATCAATTCGATTTGTGGTGGGATTGGTATGCGTCTGGCAAAGGCTACGGCGAAAAGGAACGGCTGATTGCCCTGGATGCCTACAATGCCTCCGTGGAAGAAGGAGATATAGTATGAATGAAGCCGTTGCATAATCAGAACAATCTACGAGAACTATGAAATAGAAACAGAAGGAGAATAAAAATGTTTGGAATAAGAAAAAAACGCGTAATGACAAGAGCAACTATTGACAAGGCGATACGGGAAATATGGAATGAAATGTATGTGTTAAAGGATTCAGTGAGTAGAGTTGAGACCAAGGATGATCAGAGGATAGCAAATATGGCAAAGCGTCTGACTGCATTGGAGAAGCGAGAGGAAACGGATACTCTTATGCAAGAACTAAATGCCGATACATTCAGAGTTCTGTTTGAGTATCTGGGGATTGAACTTCATCGAGTTGAAGAACATTATGAAATAAAAGAGAAGGAGAAAGACAATGGCAAGACAAAAGACTAAAGTAAAAGTGTATCAGGAAGGCAAAGACGGGATCATCATTCCGACAGAGATAGGCGAAGCGAACTCACTGGCCGAGGCCCGCAAAATTCCGAACGAGAGCGGTGTCTATGAATATCATCGGGTAGTTGCCAAAGAAACGGTGGAAGTTAAACAGGTGAAAAAAATCGAAAGAAAAAGACTTGAAGAATAGTGCTTGACAAAATCAGACCAATATGGAAAAGTCTCTCGTATTGGAAATAACGGAGGTCTGATTTGGGGGCACAGTTCAAGTACAGGTTCGTAACCGAACAGGGAACTCGGGAGTTGACACATGCCGAGTATCTCAAAGACGAAGAACTGCGCGGGATGGTGGGGATAATAGCAAGGCGGGTGGCTGGGAGGGTCCGCCTTTTTCTCGGGAAAACGATTATCACCTATCCGACTGCTTTTCTGGACGGTCGCCCGAAACTGCGTGAACACTTCGAGTTGCTTGCCAAAGAGCAATACATGAATCCTTTTCGCTTTTTCCTGCCTCATCAAGGGGAATGCACCGATTTCATCAATGATTTCGACAACAACTTCACGGCATTGTTCGCCCCAAATCGTCTAGGCAAAACAACCGTCGTCTGGATAAAGAAACTTGTCAGCTCCATGAATTGCGACCCATCATGGGAGATTTTCACAGAACACGGCGTTAAATACAGGGAATACGATCACAAAAAGGATATTGGCGTGTATTCCTACCAGATGTCGAACTTTGTGGATACCATCTGGCCTTCCGTGATAAGGAAGTGGACTCCCCGCTATTTGCTAGGAGCCTATGCCGAAGGCGGTGGCAAGGATATTTCATGGCGAGGACAACCGAAACTCGATTTGAAGGATTTTTCAGTCTGGTTCAAGGCGGGTTCGCAAAGTCAAGGGGTTTTTGAGTCCCAGGCGATTGACGAGTGGCAATGGGATGAGCAGGGGGTTCAGGCGCACTTCAATGGTGCCAACGAGCGAACGCGAACCAAAGACGGAAGGCATGACGCGGGAGCCACTCCGCATAAGATCAAGGGCAGACCTGACACTGGTGCTCACGGCTGGATGTGCCAGATGTGGGCGGGTAAGATGGACAAGGGTTTGAGAACGAAATTCTATCACGCCGCCATAGAAGACATCCCCGACTGGATTTATCCGAAGGAACAGAAAGAGGCGGCCTATTACCAGCATGTGGTTGAACCTAAAAAGCATGGCGATGAAAGCGGCAAGCGAGAGGGACAAGCCCGCTATTACGGATTGCCGCACTATTCTTCAGGGCTTGTAATCGACAATTTCGACAAGAAACATCATCTGATAGACCCGTTCGACATCCCCGAAAGCTGGACTAAGTACAGGGCGGTCGATCACGGCAGAGTCAATCCCGAGGCGATGTTGAATATGGCAGTCTCACCTGAAGGCTACAAGGTGCTTTATCAGGAATATTACAAGGCGGGACGGGATATTTCGCAGAATGTGGAAGGCATTGTCAATGCTTGCGGAAACGAACTCGTACCTTTGGAGTCCATTGTCAGACTGCAAAACGGCATGACCAGGCGGATGATGAAGGAAGTCTGGAAGTCGCAGAAATTTGTCAAGACTTTGTTGGACAGTCGTTCTTTCTCGAAAACGCTGGACACAATGGATATGAATCTCGGACGCTATTATCGCATTTGCGGATTGACCTGCTCCAAAGCAAGCGGGCAGTCTAGCGAATTGTCCGTGCCGATTGTCAACGATTGGTTTTCCGTCGATTACAATAAAGAGAATCCGTTCACCGGCGAAATGGGACATTCCAACTGTTATGTATTCCGAACGCTCTCCAACTTCATAGCGGAGATTGTCGAATGGATTTACGAGGAATATCAGTCTTCGACAATGGATGACAACCACAATCCGAAAGAAAGCCCCCGCAAAAAGAACGATCATTTGATGACCTGTCTCCTCTATCTGGCTGGATGCGATCCCCGTTATATCGAAGGCGCTTGCGATCTGGATATTTGGGATGAAGACGAGAATAAAAAAGTCAAGAAAAGAGTGCGGGACAAGTACACGGGATATTAACTTGACAACCGGAGGATGAAATGGTATGAGGATAACATTGAAAAACAGGAGGGTGATGGTCAGAAAATGCGTGAACGATCATGTCCGGGATGAAAATGGGGATGTTCTCATTTACAAGCCCGACGAGGTTTACGAGGACACGAACACCTGCGAGGTTGTCGATGTGGCCGATGATTGCAGGATTTTTCAGAAAGAGCATATAGGTGGTTTCGTGGAGATGCCCGAATATATAGAGGGCTTCGAGCTGTTCAACAAGGATTTGGAATTATGGATAGCCGACGAGCGGATTTTGGACGATGTGATTGAAACAGGTGCGGTTTTTTTCGAGGAATGATGCTATGAATGGAATCGCCATATCGCTTGAGCTTCTGGAACACCTGGAAATCTGTGTGCAAGAAGAACTGACGGCGATGGAGGCGGAGTCCCCGTTTGACGGACAGCATCACGAAATCGCTTTTTTGCGGGACTTGCTGGAGCGGGTAGAGGAAACAAAACTGGATACAATGGAAAAGGAGGCTTGAAATGGCCGAACAGAATTTAGCCGATAATGAAGAACTGGTCTTGGAAGTTCAAGGCGAAGTCAATACGCTTGTCGAAACCTACAAAACCCAGAGGGAAGACATAGACGTACTCAACAAAGTAGCCGACTACATGTATGCCTGTGCGCAGAATCGCACGCTGGAAAGCTCCGAGAAGGAAAAGGGCATGAATATGGACGATGACACCCGGAGCAATGTCGGTTCCACACTCTTTCACAGGATCGTGAACCAGTTGGCTTCACAGTTGGAGGCGGTGCTGTGGTCGAAGCCGATGATCATTAAATACAAGACTTTTTCAAAGGACGGCGTTCAGGCGACTCAGGATGACGCGGGACGGGCGGAAATGGCGAATCTGCTTGCTAAGTGGACTATCAAGACGGACGGGTTTTTGGAGAAAGTGCCAGTCTTTTCAAGGATGTTGTTCAAGCGAAGCAATATCTTTGCCCAAATCATACAGGTGCGGGAAGAAGATGAAGTTTCCCTCAAAGTTCCCGAGTTCGAGCAGTATCAGGATGAGAACGGCGAAATTCGAGTGCGCATATCGGGCGAAAAGGACGAGACGGAAACGAAGATAATGAAAAACTATCCTTCCATTGTCTTCCCCGACCCTTCTACAATATTCCTTGACAATTACATTGCGGATATTCAGCAACAGCATTGCGTGGCGATCCAGTCGATCAAGACCAAAGGCGAATTATTTGCGGGGGTGGCGAACGAATGGTATAGCGAGGAGCAGTACGAGAAGCTGGATGAATCCTATCTATGGGACGGCGAAACGGGCAGAGAGGCTTTGGAAGACAAGGAAGCCCAGCGCAACTCCAATATCAATAAAGAGAAGCAAAAGAATCTCTATCTGGTGTGGGATGTCTATATCAATCTGCCAATGACGGAAAACGGGGAGCTTGACGAGGAGGAGAAAGAGGTTCCTACCCGCTACTGGCTGACTTTAGTCGGAAACACTATCGGCGGCAGTCTTTGCCTTCGATTCGAGCGGAATCCCGAACCCGATGACGAGATACCTTTGCAGGATATTCATGTTTTTCCAGATGACGGCGATAGGATGTATCATACGACAACCGCCGAAATAGCCCGAAGCTCCTATTCAGCCGACACTACGCTTATGAATCTTTCGCTTGACAATATGGGGCTTATCAATGATCCGCCGAAACTCGTACAGGAAGGCGAGCACAGTATCAAGGACTGGGAATTCAAAAAAGGACAGGTGTGGTCTGTCTACAACCCCAAGGCCGTTACCCTTCTGGATGTCAATCCCTTTACACAGGACACTTCGATAATGCGGGAGAAAGTCAAGGAAGAATTGATGATGGCGATGAATGTGGACAAGGGGTTTGTCGGCCAGTCGCAGGGTGCCAGGACTTCGGCTTCCGAAGCCACCTTTATAAATCGCAATTCGATGCAACCGCATTTGTCGCAGATTCGCTATATTCTTATGCAGTTGCTTCCCTGGATGGGCAAGAAGTACATGAGCTACTGGCAGGAATATGGCGATCCTGACCAAGTTTTGCAGATAACAGATGAGAACAAGCAGTATCGCAGAATCAAACCTTCGGAAGTGGACGGCGAGTTCGATGTCAATGTGGAGATCATAGACGAATACGAGTCCGATCTCCTGAGACAGCAGAATTTGCAGAACATTCTCAATATCGTGGCGAACAACGAATGGCTCCATCAAAGCGACACAGAACAGATAGACGGCCCGGCATTGCTAAAAGAGATTGTCAAGTCCTATAAGATTGATCCGTCGACATTTATCACTGGAGTCACTGGCGGCGATGTCGAGAGAGCGGCCAGAGAGGATATTGATCTTATGCTTTACGAAGGCCAGGATGTGGAAATACCCGACAATATAGATATCAAAACCCATCTTCGCATCAAGGAAGCCGAATTGACCAAGTGGAAGGGTGTTGAACAGGAGGCAATCGGCAGAGGAGTCAGGGTCGATATTCTTCAACAGCATGTGATGGAATTGAAACAGCGTTCAGCAGGCGGAGGTGGTGCGGCTCCACAGCCAGCTTTGCCTGCTGGACCGTCCGTGATGCCAACTGAAGGCGTGGCGGGAGGACAAGAAATAGCTGGAGCAATGGGAGGCATACAATGATAAAAACCAGACTGGCGGATTACACTCACGAAGAACTGGTTGATATGAATAACGCACTCGAATCGGAAGGCGGGATTGCGCTACAAAAGCTGATGCAGAAAGCAATGCAATTTCCGATGAACGAGTTGATCAAAACCGAGGAAGGAGGTGAGCGGAACAGAGGGAGAATAGATATATACACTGGATTCCTCTCTTTGCGCGATCAAATCAAGAAGGAGATAAAAGAGAACGATGAAGAAATGCAAAATTGAATATTGACTTATTAAATATAATATGTTATGGAGGATACAACAATGACAGAAGAACAGCGTCAAGAAGAACTCGAAGACGAGGATTTGAAAAACGAATTCGAGTCGGAGAACAGTCAGACAGACGACTCTTCAGATACAGGCGACTCGACCGTTCCCATTGAAGACTATAAGAACCTTCAAGGGGCTTTCACCCACGCTACTCAGGAAGTGACGGAGCTTAAAGAGCGATTGTCGCAACTTGAGCAGTCCCGTTCGGAAACGGACAGCAAAGCGGAAAGCGATGCTCTCAGTTTTCTGGACAGTGATGAAGTCAAGGACGAGATTGATGCCGACCCGTCTTGCATTACCGGAATACTTAAACAGGCGGTTACCAAGGCGACTTCCCAACTGGAAAGCGAAATGGTTGCCACTTTGAGTGATCGGGACAAGTATTATCACGGCAAGTTTTTGTCGCAAGACCCGACCTATCAGGAGTACAAGGACGAGATTGAACGAATGCGGGAAGAAGAACCCGCTTTCAAAAGTCTGTCCGACGAACAAATGATGGCGGTGGTCAAACGAACAAAGACGGATGGCGGGAAAGGCAAGTTCAGAGGAAATGCCGGAGGGGGCAGAAGCCCCGGAAGCAAATCCTCGGGTAAGTCGAAGGACATCAAAAACTCAAACCTTTACAAGAAAATATACGGAGGTGAATAATGACAGTCGAAGTGGAAACGGATGCGGGAACCAAGAAAACGCAGAATGGAGTCGTGGTGGACGGCGGAACTCAAAAGCCCAGAAAAGCGGGAAGAAAGCCCGCTCCTAAGATAAGAGTGCCGGATCGGATGATTGACTACAGGAGCAGGAAGCTCAAGGAACTCAATGATCGGAAGGATGGATACGAGTATTCGTACATTCGCACCGATGTGACCGATCAGGACTTGGAGTTTATGGAAGCCGAGCTTGTGAGATACAGGGAAGGGCCGAAGAAGGGGCAGAAGATGCACTTCAAAGGCGATCCCGTAATCCGCAGAAAGAAAGAGTTGCTTGACGCTGAGCGAAAAGCTGATGCGGAATTCAGCGAAAGACAGCTCAAAGAGGTTGTCAAAACGAGGGAGACAACCGTTTATAGAAACGAAAAAAAACCGAAAGAGTAAAATAAAGTAACAAACAACCAAGGAGGTTATGATGGCTTTTACAGAGGTACTGGGGCCACCCAAAATAGCATATCCCGGCGATGCCGAGTTTGTGGATAATATCTACAAATCGAATAGTGCGGGTAGTGACTGGAGTGCGGGGGATTTTCTCCGTATTACAGCCAATACGGGGCAGGTTGAGATAACCACTCAAGATGACACCGACGAGAGCGGCGGGATCTCCTGCTACGCGATAGAGGACTTCGATGCGTCGGAAGACGGGTCGATTTATGTGCCTGTTGTGAAGATTGCGACAGACACTATCTTTGTCCAGCAGGTGTATTCGGGCACGCCTTCGCAGACCGATGTGGGAACATTGAGCACGCTGAATCTAACGACCGGCAAGATGGCTCCGACATTAACTGCGACCAAAGGTGTTGTCACAATCGTCGATATTGCGCTGAACAAGAAATGGTTCATGGCAGATGAGGATGTCTGTGGCGCGTATGGGTTGGTCTATTTCAAGATCAATTCGAGTATTATCACTGCTAGCAGAGACAACGCGAGCACTTAATCAAGGAGGATAGAAGATGGCTACAGTAACAGCTAGTGCAGAAAGCAAAACGCAATCGTTTACTGGTGTGCATATACCAGAAAACTTTGATGCGGTATTGAAAACCGGCCTTGATGAGGTGATGAAACGCTCCATCAAGGAACCTAAACAGGGGATGCAATACTTCAAGAAGCGCAACATGTCGAAGGCGAGCGAGAAATTCCAGAGCTTTTATGGTCTGGGAGAAGTCCAGCAAATCCGCGACGGCGAGAATACGCCTGTGGATGAGATGGGCCTCGGGTTCGACTGGACGCTCAGCAACAATACCTACAAAGGTTCAATCAAGTTCACCAAGGATTTGATCGAGGACGAAATGTACGGTGTTATCAACGACAGACAGAAGGAACTGGTAGCCTCCTATTGGAGGACTGTCGAAATGGTTCTTGCCGATGTCTTCAATCGTTCGCTCGGCGCAAGCGGTGCGCCTTTAGTCTGCGAGGACGGGATGTATCTTGGCGACGATTCGAGGCCGAACCCATACGCTCTTGCGGGAACTTGGAGCAATCTTGAAAGTGCTGGATCGATCACTCCTTCCAGTCTCTTCCAGGCTCAGCTCAATTTCCGTTCCTACAAGAACGAGCGGGGACAGCTCACGCCGTTGAAGATGAAGAAAATCATCATACGCCCGCAGGACGAGGAAGCCGTGTGGCAGATACTGAAGACCGATAAAAAGGTTGACACTTCTCTCAATACGAAAAACTTCCAGCAGGGCCGGTTCGAGTACGAAGTCTACGACTATCTGACTTCCGCCGTCAACATCTTCGTTGCTGAAGATGCCAATGGCGCGAAGAACGAGTTGTACTTCGGCGACAGGATCGCTCCCGAGTTGAGTACCGATTGGGACTCGAAGGATGTCTTGTCCCAGCGGATTCGAGCGAGATTCGGTGTTGGAGCCGGAAGACCTTATATCTTCCGTTTCCAGGATGTAAGCTGAACGAATGGCTAATAGGGAGAGCGGTTCACGCCCTCTCCCGCAATTTTTGGAGATAAAGATGAAAAGAATTACGATAAGTATTCTTGCTACAATGTTGGTCGCTTCGTTTGCGTTTGCCGATCTGGATCAGGAGAGCGGCGATATCGCCTATTGGGGCGGTGTTGCCATTCGCAGTGACGGCGAAGTCGAGGCTGAGGAATCGGGAACGGTTTCTACTAATACGACGATTACTAGTGGCGGGGCCAATGATGTAAATGCCAATCAAAAAGTGGTTATTACTTTAGCTGACTATTCGATGTCTATGGTTACGAACGCTTCCGCCGCAAATTGCGCCGGAACGGTCAAGCTGTATGATTTCGAGGAAGGCTATTTGGAAGTCACTGGTATTCATTGCAACCTTTCGGTAATAAACAGCGAAAGCGGCGTTGCAGCCGACACTACTTACGATGTCGGATTAGGCTCCACCGAGACAGATGCGGTTGGAGGCGAACTGGATACTTCTACGGACTACAGCTTTCTTGGTAAAATCGAAGGCGATTTGTCGTCCTATGAGGCCGATGTTCAAAGCCAGAGTATTACCGATGTTGGTGTGGATGGACAGACTACTGCCGTTGATCTTTGGTTCAATGTGTCTTACCTGGATGCCGATGTTACCGACGAGAGTACGGCGACTTGGAACGGCACTGTGACAGTGTTTTACCGAATATTGGGAGATGACTAATGGCTACTAAAAAGCAAACTACTAAAAAGGTTGACAAGGTTGGAGACGAGGAAAAACGGATTTCCAAGCTAGAGAAAGAGCTTGAGTCCGTCAAGGAGGTCGTTTCCAAACTTAAGTTGCAATTCGGGGTATAGACGATGTCTTTGGAGGCATCGAAACTGTATCAGTATGCGAGCAGAGTTCTTGGGACTTCGGGG